AAATTATTTGACATTACAACAGATTGAACCTAGAGAAAATATCATTACAATAAACCCTAAGAACTTTGCAAAGGTTGAATTTTATGAAGACGAGGAGGTGAAGTAGATGGAATTTTTATTAACAAGCACGTCAGGGGAAGTTGAAAAACAAATTCCTAACACCACAATTAAAAAATATACAAAAAGAGAAGTTAGAACCTGTTCGACATTTGAAGAATTTGACAAGCGATTTTCTAGGGGAGAAGGCACTTGGCTTTCTAAAGGAGTTAATCATAAAACATCTAAAGGTCGAATACAAAGAGAATTCCCGAACGGTGCAGAGGGGCATTTTATCGAAATCAATTCGATAGAGGAGTTACTAGAACTTCAGAAAAAAGTGAGAAGCGATCTGATAATTACTTCTGCAACTGATAATGAGTCAATTCCAGCTATTGAAATTTATAACTATTATAGGGAGTAAACATGAAAGATGTAGTTATGGCAACATTACCAAACAACGAACTAAACAGACTGATTAAGATTGAACTGACAGTTCAGACAATGATTGAACGAGGTCTTATTGACGAAGAACAGTTCAATGAAATTATGAATGAAGAAGATTAAGGGGGAATAAAAATATGACACCAAAATTTAGAGCGTATGATGGTAGCTCATTAAATCGTATGTATCAACCATACGAAGTTATGGTTGGAAATGGCGATATCTGGATTATTGATGAGGATTCTGTATCTGGTGAATGGATAGTAAACAACGACATTCACCTCATGCAATCAACAGGACTCAGGGATAAGAATGGTAAGGAGATTTTTGAGGGGGATGTAGTTAAAATGGCTAAGGATGTCTATTCTGAACCCACTCATTACGAGGTTGTAAGGCATTATGGCGGAGCATATCGTCTTGAATCTATACAACACGGATGTGAATTGTGGTTACGACATACTGATTGTGAGGTTGTGGGGAATGTATATGAGAACCAAGAACTTTTGGAGGAGGCAGAAGATTGACAATTAATATTAAGCAACGACTAAAGGCCTTGCAGTACATTGATATCAAAGCGAAGTCAAAGCATCAGGAAATTATCAGCTTGAAATCGAGCATTTTGCGAGGACAGCAGTTTGACAACATGCCAAAGTCAGAAAGCTCGTCTAATCGCTCTGAAGAATTGAATGTGCTGATTATTGACAAATCAGAACAACTGTATCAGGAAATCCAAGAACTCTATCGGGAACGGGATGAGCTGGTGCAAGTGATTGAGTCATTGGACGACCCTGTAGAAAATATCATCATGCGGTTGTTGTACATTGATGGATTGGCGTGGAATCAAATTCAAGCTCAGCTACGTTGCGGGCGCGGAACGATTCATCGGGCTAGAGAGAGTGCTTTGAAAAAAATTTCTAAAAAATGGAACTAATGGAACTCTTTGGAATTTTTAAAGTGATATTATGGTATTGTCAAGAAAGTACGGTAAAGCGGACTGACGACTCCTTTAATGTTTAACGGTATCAGGGCGAAAAAGCTGGTGATTTCCTCTTTGTATTATTTAGTTCAACCCCTGGTACCGTTATTTAGATTTTTAGTGTAGTGGTAACACAACAGACTCCAAATCTGTTATCGCGGGTTCGATTCCTGCAAAGTCTGTGAGAGGTCTTAAAAAGGTCGCACATTGTGTGGCTTTTTTGATTATAAAAAAGGTGGTGATGGAAAATCGTAAAGAAGAACAGGAATAAAAGAAGCAGAGAACAAGTTGATGAGTTTGGATTAAATAGCCGTGAACGTAATTTTGCAGATGAGTACATCGCTAATGGCAATAATGCAACACAGGCCTATTTAAAAATATATCCAACATCTGGCGAAGCTAATGCTGCTAACAAAGGTAGTGCATGGGTTAGAAAAGGTGAGATTTTAAACTACATAAGAATCAAAACTAAAGAACGACTAGATGCATCGGGGTTGAAAGCAAATGACATTATAGATCGTCTTATCGATATTGCTTTTGGTCGTCCAATCGTTGGATATAGTAAACAGACAGATAAAATAACGGGGGAAGTTATAAAGTACATTGAATACGAAGGTACGGCGCCTATCGACGAGCAGATAAAGGCTCTTGAATTGTTAGGTAAGTATCTCAAGTTATTCACCGACAGAGTTGAAGCTGATATTTCTGGAACGGTGGTGTTTGCGAATGAGTCAGACATACCAGATTAAACAGAACGATATTGTTGTAGACTTACCTAAGACTGTAGGATCTGGGTACGGTCAGTTTTGGCGCTCAAGGAATCTTTATCGTGTAGTTAAAGGGTCTCGCGGTTCGAAGAAGTCCAAGACAACCGCTTTAAATTATGTTGTCCGTCTTTTGAAATATCCCTGGGCTAACTTACTTGTCATTCGTAGATATTCGAATACAAATAAACAATCAACTTATACGGATTTTAAATGGGCGTGTAATGTGTTAGGTGTGACTCATTTATTTAAATTTAATGAGTCTTTGCCTGAAATAACTGTAAAAGCGACTGGTCAAAAAATCCTATTCCGTGGTCTGGATGATGAACTTAAAATCACATCTATCACGGTCGATGTTGGTAGTCTTTGTTGGGCATGGTTCGAGGAAGCGTACCAAATCGAGACTGAAGATAAATTTAGTACAGTAGTTGAGTCAATCCGTGGTAGCTTAGACGTACCTGATTTTTTTAAACAAATCACAGTCACATTTAACCCGTGGAATGAGAGACATTGGCTTAAGCGTGTGTTCTTTGATGAAGAGACGAGACGGGCTGACACATTCGCTACTACCACCACTTATAAATGCAACGAGTGGCTGGATGAAGTCGATATCAAGCGTTATGAGGATTTGTATCATACGAACCCCAGACGTGCTAGAATCGTGTGTGATGGCGAGTGGGGAGTTGCTGAAGGTTTAATCTACGAGAACGTGACTCTCAAGGATTTCGATAAGGATGAATTACTACGAGATTCAGCTAATAAATTATGTATCGGTCTTGACTTCGGTTTTACTCATGATCCAACCGCTTTGTGTTGTTCGTTGATAAATGATACGACGAAAGAGATTTATGTTTTTGATGAATCTTATCAGATTGGTTTGATAACACGAGAAGTTGCAAAAATGATAAAAGATAAAGGTTACCAACGTTCTCATATTATAGCTGACTGTTCAGAATCCAGATTGATTGAGGAACTGAGGTCAGAGCATGACATACCACGGATATTTAAGAGTCGCAAAGGTAAAGATAGTATTATGGCAGGCGTGTCCAAATTGCAAGGATACGCTATTTATGTGCATCCAGACTGTAAAAACATCATGGATGAATTTTACAGTTATTGCTACCAGCGAGATAAAGAAGGCAATTGGTTGAATAAACCAGAGGATAAAAACAACCACTTGATGGACGCTTTAAGATATAGCCTTCAATGTATCGATGGCAGTCAACCTAAAATCAAACTATTCAAAGGAGGTTTTTAAAATTGGCAAAAGTTTTTGTTAATAAACGTAAAGTCATAACGACAACAAGCGATGAAGTGACTGAAGAAGTCGTTACTGAAGCGATTAGGCTTCACATGAGCAAGTTAGTCAAGAACTATGTTGAGAGCGAGGATATGTATCTCTCACAACATGAAGTCTTGAAGATGACTAAAAAAGATAGTTGGAAGCCAGACAATCGTCTGGTTTTTAATTACGCAAAATATATTGTTGATACGTTCGCAGGTTATCAACTTGGTGTCCCTGTTAAAATCAAGCACGAAGATGAGAACGTGAACGAGTTCGTTGCTGATTTCCGTAAAATTAACGACATGGAAGATTCAGAGTTTGAACTTGCTAAGATGTCTAGTATTTTCGGTCATGCATTTATTTACGTGTATCAAGACGAATACAAGCAGACTAGAGCGACGTATAACAGTCCAATCAATATGTTCATCGTGCATGATAATAGTATTGAAGAGCGTCCTTTGTTCGCAGTTAGGTATACGTTTAACGAGAATAGCCAGACAGGTATTGGTCAGGTTATCACGAATGATGATGTGATTGATGCTACGTTTTCAACTGGTGGATCCGTAAAATTCGGTGAACGTACTCAGCACATCTATAGTTCTATTCCAGTTGTTGAATTGATTGAGAATGAAGAACGACAAAGCATTTTTGAAAGCGTAAAGACCTTGATTAACGCTTTAAATAAGGCAGCAAGCGAGAAAGCAAATGATGTAGATTATTTCGCAGATGCTTACTTGAAAGTGTTGGGTGTCGAACTACAAGATGAAGATGCTAGTCAAATCAGAGAGAACAGGATTTTCAATCTTTGGAAGAATGGCGATGGACCTTTACCTGAAGTGAATTTCCTTGAAAAACCAAGCTCAGACACGACTCAAGAGAACCTTATCAGCTTACTGAAAGAGTCTATCTTTGCTATTTCTATGGTTGCTAATATGTCCGAAGCCGAGTTTGGAAATTCATCCGGTACTGCTCTTGCTTTTAAGTTGCAGGCCATGGATAACCTTGCTCGCATGAAAGATAGAAAACTACAGTCTGCATTCAATCGCTTGTATCAGATTGTGTTCAGCGTGCCTTTGACAACTGTCTATGAGGATGCATGGTCAGGTTTGACTTATACGTTTACTAGAAACGTACCAAGAAACATTCTTGAAGAAGCACAGATTGTTGGACAGTTATCTGGACAAGTTTCAGAAGAGACTAAGCTATCTGTTCTATCTATTATCGATGACCCTCAGAAAGAAATCGAAAGAATGGAGAAAGAAGAGGAAGCTATGGGCGACCTTGAGACACGTTTGGAAAAACAAAAAATCTACTCAGACGCTGAAATGGATGAAAGTCAGAAAGTTATAGCAGATGTTGACCAGTAAGTATTGGGAAGATAGGTATCGCACTGAAGAAAAGGCTAGGGAACTAGCAGATAAGAGAGTAGCTTATCAACTGAACGGTGTCTATCAGCAACACGCTAACAATATTCAGAAAGAAATTGATAGCTTTTGGCAAAGATATGCTGATAAAGAGGGTATAACGAAACTAGAAGCTAAACAGAGAGCAGATAGGCTCGATATGGTCAATGTCGAGTTTAAGGCTAAGCAGTTAGTTGAACGTGCTAATCGTTTGAGACAACGCGGTCAGAAAGTAACAAGCAAGGATTTCACAAAAGCAGAAAACGACTTGATGAGATTGTATAACTTGAAGATGAAAACAAGTCGTCTTGAAGTGTTGCAAGCGAATATCAAGCTGCATCAGTATGATTTGGCTTTGAGTGAGTTTGAAATCATAGATAAGCATTTGACTGAATCAATCAGACGAGAGAATCTGTTTTCAGCTGGTGTTTTGAATATGACACTCGGAAGTTTTGAAGCTTCAAAAGTGTCTGCCGACTCTATTTTGTACGCTAATTTCAATGGTGCTACTTGGCCAGGGAGACATTGGACAAGGCAGAATGAATTGCGTGAAATCGTCAAGAAAGGCGTTGCCGATACCGTATTAAGAGGCAAAGGCACAAACATTCTGATTAACAATCTTAGGAAAGAGTTTGATGTCTCGTACGGCTACGCTAGACGGCTAGCAGTAACGGAATCAGCAAGGGTATACTCAGAGGCTCAGAAAGCGAACTATGAAGCTAATGGTGTTGAAGAGTTTGAAGTCATGACTGAATTAAAGGCGTGCAAAATCTGTCAACCATTTAACGGCAAGACTGCAAAAGTATCTGAACTAGTTCCAGCATTGAACGCACCACCGTTTCATCCTAACTGTCGGTGTACGACAGTGCCTGTTTTCAGGAAAGGTACAAAGCACTCAGGTAGAGATGAAGAGTTTTTACATGCTGATATGAATAATAAAAACCAATCTAGCAAGTATGTTGCGAAAGACGGGGAAAAGGTGTATAATCGGGGTATGGATAAGTTGGACTCTTTAGTCTCTAGTGGTTCAATAAGTGAGGCTCGTGGAGATGTAGAAAAGCAAAAAAGTGATTTTGCGATAAAATACTATGAGCAACTGAAAAATTCTAATCGTGCAGATGTTGTAGAAAAAATGGTGAAAAGTAGTAACCTTCCTCATTCTACAGTATCAAAAGCATTGGAACATATTTTGGATAACCAGTATTTGTTGTGGGATTTTGAAGCTTTTGAAGAGAGGATGATGAACTTTTATCCGCACTATGACATGGCTCAAAGTTTTCAAAGATTGTACTTGGGTAATCCAAAGGAATACGATATATTGATGCTACAGCACGAAAGCCTTGAATCATACTACATGAATCAGTTAAAAATGGATTATGACGAAGCTCATAAAAGAGCTAACCTAAAATTTAATTATCAGGAGGCAAGCGAAAATGGCGAAGATTGATAAACAAATTATTACTATGCGTAAAATAGAAGATGGTACTGCTATGAGACAATATTCTGCCGTTAGTGGAGAATGCCAAGGTATCGCAACAGTTGATAAAACAACTTTAAAATATAGCTACACAGGAGATGATTTAGGACAATTCGCTTCGTTTGTAAAAGATACTTTAACTAAAAGTATTAAGCTGGGTAAAGAGTTGCCAGATAAATTTTCTTACGGTTTTGGATAAAGTGTTGAGGTATTATCATGGAAGTGATGGTGCCACGAGATGAAATGCTAGTCATTCACTTTAACAAGGTGGGGATTCGTCAAGTTAAAAAGAATGAAAAAAATATGTCGACGCTTTACAAAAAGGGAAAATAATGCTATACTCTTGGTAAAGATAGAGGTTGAGAATCTGTCACCA